GATTTGAAACTGTCAAGAATAATTTCAAACGTATGTATTGCAACTGCAAATATATAGGTCCACAGCCGCCACTCAGCTACTTTTGAACTTGACAAAGTAAGCCCTGATTTTTCCTGAAAGGATGCAATAATACCGTTTTGAATTTCATTAATTGTCCGTGCCATAATCAAAAGTTGTTATTTCCTTATTCATAATATCACGTAGGATATTCTTTTTTACTAAGCAGCTATCAGTATCTATAAGCAAAGTATAACCTCGTTTTAATGCAATATCAAAATAAAACGCTTTGTCATTAATCGGGTCTATACCTAAATCCCTTTTTGCTTGTTCATCATTCAATAATTCGCTATTATCAAAAAGAATTTCACCAACAGCCTCACATGTTCCATATTGCTCTATAGCAATATCATATATGGTTTGATTTTCCTTAACCGTTATTTTCTTCATACTGTGCAATTGTGTTATCAATACTCACCTTTGTAACTTTCATGCCATCACGGGTAAATTCTTTCCGTATTGCCCGGAACATGTCCTCAGGCTCGTTATCATTAATGTATTCCATCACATCTACACCCACCTCGGGACTTTCTTTATAATGCCCTTTACCGGAAAGCAGGATATCACGCTGATGTTGTGATGTACTTTCTGTGTAAAGGATATCACCAGAGGAAATATCTATATCCCCGGAAATTGTATGTTGTATATCCATCATGATATTGTACATTGAAATGTCCCGGCTACCGGACCGCCCATGGCAGGGGCAACAAGCCCGGATGTATAATTTATTTGTGCGCTTTTTATAGCCTCAATCACCGTATCCGCTATTTTATCAGCGACTTTGTCTATAGCTTCTTCCCGGCCTTCTTCCTGATTCATCACCTCTGAAAATGCCGATTTGATTCCACTTTTAATTGTTGATTTTACCAGTGTCATATGTTAACCCTCCAAATAATTATTCAAATCCTGTTGTACTTTTTGAAAGTCTGCAATGTTGATAGGCGGGCCGGAAGGACCAACCCCCGTTGTAACCGTCAACTTCATTAGCGCGGCCAGTAAATCATCAAGGGTCTTTTTTAAACCGGAAGAATCCCTTTTTAAAACCAATCCGGCTTTACCCGCTTTTAAAGTTGTCTTATCTGCATTTATTGTGATTCCATCAGCATCAACCACAACAGACATTTTTTCTCCTTTTAGTAATTCTATTTTGTCCTTATTACAAGTAAGGGACATATCTTTACTTGTGAATATCAGTTTATCAAATTCTGAAAATTGGCAAACAAATAGTTCATTGCTGTTACCAATCCGACAAACAAGGACGGTACTTCCGATAGCAGGAATAAGGGATATACCTTTCAAATCCGGATTGACGAGTGAACGCAGGCGCACATCAAAATAATTGACCGCTCCATCGCGACAAACTTCACATGTAAACTCTGTTTCATCAACACTGTTGACTATAGCGGGAAATACAAAATCATTTCCTGAATAAGCATATATTTTATGCCTGATATCTTCTATATCCCTGCTCATACCTTGATTCCTATTTCTATGTTTCTACGTGCACCGGATGTCCCAAAGGTTACATCCGTACTTTCTATATAATAATTCCCTGAACGTTCCTGATAAATCGGGTCATCCAGTTTGGCAACCATACCCGGAAGGGCATAGGGGAAAAGGAATGTTTCAATTTTTCCTTTATACCCGTCGTATGAATAACGTTTAAGTTCTTCTTCTGCCAACGCCTTTAACTCCCCTGCATTTTTCACATCATAGAAGTAAAGGGTTTTTGTTTCACCGCCTTCTTCCCCGATTTCGCCTTCAATTTTTGTCCCGTCACGATAATAGCAGACCGCTTTCACTTTCAGCCTTACATCTTCTGCAAGTTGGTATTTTAAATCATCGTCTTTGATGATGTTGTAACGTAAGCGGTATTTCACTGTTTCACCTTGCACGTCAAAAGCCTTTCCAATATACAGGTTCCCATTAATATCAAAAAAGGCTGTAAGGCCGTATTCCTTTTTTAGAAAACCAAGGACCCAACTCCCCGGCTTATTATTTATTACAAAATTTTTCAGGGTCAAATCTATGCAGTAGGCAATTTTTACACCCGGTAGAATAGCATTTAAACACTGTTTTAATGTTGTTTCTTTCTTTGAAAAGATGCAGTTTACAAACCGGGTTTGGTAATATTCATCTTCACATTCAATTTGAAGAGGCACGGTATAGTTCAAACGTTTTACATATCCTCTGAACTCAATATTGAACTGATTGTCATATCCAAGTTTGATTTCGACTTTATCCCCAACCTTTATGGTTTTCGCTGTTTCTATATGAGTAGATGCTTCTCCTGCATGTTTCAGTACTGCCGTAACAGGAATTTTGATTAATGCTGTTGCAGCAAGATTATAAATGCTTCTTTTTATCTGCACATTATGTACCGATTTAAAAGAAACACTGCCTATTTTTATATTACTACACAAAACGAACATATTTATTACTCTAATATCAATTCAAAATTCCTGTCTGTAACCAAATTCATTTTCAAAACCTGAAACTCTTCAGTCCCTTTCATGTCTGAGAGTTCGATACTTTTTATAACAACCCGGTCATCTTCATCTAAAAAGATATCAGTAAGGGCGCATTTAAGCGTAATAGATTCATTGATATTATAGAGTTCTTCCAGTTCCGATAAAATGGATTCCGGAAAATCATCTGACAGGGCAACACCTTGTACATTGATTTCATAATCATCAATATTAATAAGTTCCTTGACAGAACCTTTACGCCCGACCATAGCTGTTTCTATAATTGTTTTTTTCCCTGTGAGGGAAATGACAGCGTTTGGTATTTCGTATTCTTTGCCCTTATGGACAAGGGTAACCGGGAGAAAGTAATATCGCCCCAAAGAATCCCGGCGGCGAAGTAAAGAGCCTGTTTCGGAATGTGTCTTAACCTGCTTGTTTGAACCTGAATATTCATAACCGCCATTATCATTAGCCCGCTTTTTTTCAGGGAACCAAACGCCCGGATAAGGCAGGCCTTTATAACCGATTACATCAAGCAATACATCTTTTATACTAAAATTTTTCATCATGCTTCAAAGACTTCTTTTAATACTTGTATAACTTCCTCCCTTATTGTATTCAAACCTTTATTGTCTGTATTTTGGACATTGATAACAATTTGCTCACAGACTCTATCAACCTGTACAGTTTTCCCCGGTTGGGCCAAGCCCTGCGCTGTCGGAGCATTCATATCGGATGCTGGTGCCGCGACACTTAAAGCAACAGGAATAGTTGCTACCGCTGCAATTTTTCGAACATTCAACATGATATCCTGCAACAGGTTTTGTTTTTCGGTATTATATTCCTGTGTACCGTCATTCACTTTTGTTCCAGCAGCAGGTATGATTTTATTGGTTGTTCCGGCTATTAATGAATTTGTTGGAGACAAACTCACTGTAACAGGGGCTATCTTTTTAGTTATTGCCGTATACTCTGATGTTTCAGAGTAATTTTGAATTTTATCATTCAGGTTCAAAACTTTCTTTGTCTTGCTTCCACTTTTTGTTTTAGCCAATTTTTTCATCAAAGTATCAAAGTCAACAGATATAGGAGTGACTGATTCCGGTATAATTTCAACTGGGTTTAATTTATCATTCTTACCCTGTGACGCCAGCCAAGAATTAGCCCCTTTCTGTTGCCCTTTTTCCCAAGCTGAGTTCCACTGCCCATTATTTATAACGGATGCACCGATACTAATCGGGTTTAATTGTAAAGCACCTTTCCCAATATCTTTAAAGCCTTGTTTAGCCTCTGTTGCCGCTTCTTTAAAGTTCCCTTTAATCAAGCTGACCATTGCCGAGCATATAGATGAAATGCCACCCAGGACTTGCTTAAATGGCGATACAACCGCATCTATTAAAACACGCCCAAACTCTTTTAAAACTTCCCATGTACCAAGTACGATTTTCCTGAATCTTTCAAAGTGGTTATAGCAATATACGATTACGGCAACAACAGCCCCTATCGCTACAACAATCCATGTAAGGGGACAAGCAAGGAAGGCAGCATTTAAAGCCCATGTAGCTCCTGTAAGTAACCATGTAGTCCCGGCTTGAATGCCATCCCAAAGGACTTTTGCTTTTGTAAGCAACCAAAGGGAATTTATGCGGGCATAATTCACTAAGAGGGCAACAGACAAAGCTGTCACGGCGGCAGTGATACCCCATATCAAAGGGTTACCGTTTTGAAGCTGGTCAAACCAATAGGAACACAGGTTATTGATAGTATCGACAACAGTACATAAACCTGAAAGTATAAGACTTGCAGTATCAAGTCCTATATTGATAACCGGCAATATAAGCTCTCCAAGGCTTACACCTATATTTTTGAACTGGTTCCAAACTTCAGTAGCTTTCTGGATACTGTTTTTTGAGTATTTAAGGGCTTTGTCCGTTTCTCCTGATGCTTCTGTAACATCCCGCATTGACTCTTTTAACTTTATGACATCAGAGGTCATAATAGCAAAGGCATTCTTAGCCTCTTTATCTACAAGTCCAAGTTTCTCAAGTAAAGAAGATTTCTGCTCATCGTTTAATGCTCCGAGTACACGTTGTAAATCAGAAAATATATCGACAATGCCACGAATTTTACCTTGTTCATCAAAAACTTTAATCCCTGCTTTTTCCATCTTGCTACGTACATCGACACGTCCAAGCACAGAAAAAGCATTTTCCATCAACACTGCTGCACGCTCTGCAGACTGACCTTTACCTGTCATATAGGCAAAAGTTCCTGCAACTTCTTTATAAGCAATGCCAAGGTTACTTGCACCGGCTATCAAATTGGGCATATAACGGGCAAAGTCGGCAAATTCACCAGCGCCGACCCGCTTTGCCGCAAAGAAGGTATCAAGCACTTCCATGGCGGATGTATTTTCTTTTCCCACAATAGAGAGTGTTTGTGCTAATGCTCCGGAGACTGTATCAAGGTCGGTAAATCCCGCTTTGCTACCCTTTAATGATGCATCCAAAATGGACAAAGAAAGGTCCACATCGTTTAGTTGTGAGTTTATTTTTTCAAAACCGACAGGTGAAACAAGGATGTCTGTTTTATTATCCTTTGCTATCTTTTTCAGATCGTCTTTTAAGGTATCAAGTGATTTACCCTCTAATTGTGCCGTAATGTTTACCTGTGCCATGCTTTCATCTAAGTTCATGGCTGATTTGCCAGAAAAACCTACAGCAGCCCCTATGGCAACAAGCGGGTTACTCATTAAATTGCTTCCCGGCAGTGCGGCAAAGGCTTCTTTTCCCCACTTTTTTAACTTGCCTCCGTTAAGGGATTCCAACTTGTTTATTTCTTTATTGAGGGCTTTTATTTCATGGTTATACGCCCTGATACCTTCAATGTTTTCAGCCGGAATCCATTCCCGTTCGGCTTGTAATGCTGTAATTTTTTCCCGTAAAGCACCGAGCGTCCGCCCTGTTTCGTTGAATGTCTTATTCACGGATGTATTTTTCCGCTCCAATTCAGCAAATTTATCCAACATCCTGTCTGAGGTTATTGTAATATTGCTTATCTTAGCGGAAATCTTATCCTGAAGACTAAAAATATATTCAATTGTATTGCCCATGCTCAGTATAATTTTTACGATATATGCGATTGCTTTTTTTGCCTATTGGGGCGTACAAGCTGTCAAAACAACACCGACTGTTTTACGGTGGGGATTACTGGTTATATCCCTTCCTGTACTGGTTCCTATTGCTATGGTAAAATCTTTACCTGACTATTTGAAGAAAGACGGGAAATGGTATAAATACCGTTATCTTGTTTATTTCACCCTATTTATGATAGTAGTGAACATTATCCTATTTTCCCTGCCTGCATAACGGATAACGCCCATTCTGCCTGCAAAACTTGATGCGCCCACTCTTCATCAGACAAAATGGTTGGGTCCATATGGAGCACAGCCCGGATAAGAGTGTCAGACAAAAACAGCCAGCCACTCTTATCGCAAACCTGTGTCCCGCTTAGAGCTTTTTTAGGGTAGCCTCCTTAATCTCTACCAGTTCTGCCAATTGCGCAGATACGCCAAGGAACAGGGAATCATCCTCTTTAATTACTTCATCGCCCTCAATCCAACAGTTGTTTAACAGCACCTCATTGTATTTTATTATGTCTGACTTGCCAATAACGACAGCCGCTCCAAGGGCTTTACGGGAAGGTTTCTTTAAATAAGCAACATGCCCGTCAACTTCAACCTTAAATACATCACCGTATTTCTTTTTCCATTCTTCAATTTTCTGTTCAACTGTCATTTCTTGTTTTGTATTCATATTATTTTTTATTTAAGCGGGTTTATAAAACATTTGATTCAACGTCCAAGGCAATGAAAGGAAGGGCTATTTCCATTTGTAAATCATCAACTTTTAGCCCCTTCGGTATTTCTGTGATAGAGACATTGACAACCTTATCGGTTGTCACAACACCTGTTTCTGGCACATAAGAAACAATCACATCAAAATCAATATCCGTGATATCCTCATACCCTTTTTCCTGTGCAGCCCTGTCAAGGGCAATCATTTCACTTTGTAAAAGAGTAATCGTACCTTCATACTCTTTCTTGCCTTTTTGAATACCGCGAGCCCTTTTGCCTGCTGCAAACAGGGCTTCTTTTTGCCGCTTCACTTTGTATTCAATTCCGCGAAGCCCTATAACTTCACGTCCAAGCAGTGCGACTTTTACGTCCACCCATGCATATTCATTTGTATTAAATACTGTTCTTGCCATTTTTAAGCCGGATTTTTAAGTGATAAACTGATATTGATTTTTCTCAATGTGCCCAAGGGTACAATCTCAAGCGATATATTCGTTTCGCGTGTGGTAAGGATATCCTGCTCTGGGTTTATGTAGGCATTAAAAGAGCTTATCTCACCACTCATTTCGGTATTGACAGAACGGATGATTGCCGCTTCAAATTCTTTACAAATAGGGACAGGGATAGTGCCTTTATCCGGGTCTACTTCTATATTGTCAAGGATATCATCGATATATGTTTTATAGGCAAGGATGGTTGCCTTGTCAATAACCCGGCCATAACTCAAAAAACAATAATCATCCGTCGTTGCTGTTGCCGTAGCATCATCATTCAGGTAATAACCATTTTTAGAAATGAAGGTCCGGTAGAAAATATACCCCGCATCATCCAACAGGTCCCAAAGCGCAAAATGCTCTTCTGGCGTTTTTCCGGAAGTAAGGAATCCTTTTGCCGCAATAGCACCATCGCGGACCCTGCCAATGTTTTGATGTACGGATATTTTTGCAGCACGTCCCAAAACCTGACCAATGGCAGCACTATAGAGTTTGCTTTCTCCAAATATGCCATCGGATGCCATCACAATTGCAACACGGTTATAACTTCCCTCACGGGGTTGGTACAAATCAGTTGTTTCACCATTCCAACCAAGTGCCGGAAGCAGCACGCGGAACGGGGCTACTTGCTTTAAAAATGAATCTGCAACAGATTGTGCGGCTGCAATGGCTGTCACCACATCCGCATCTATACAGCCCTCCAGCGTTGGTACATATTCTGTCGGAGTATTGCGGTTAATACCAACTAAACGAATCCGCCCGGCGGCAGAAGAAATTAGCTTTTTTAATGGCGCATCTTCTTCGGCTGCACAAATTTGTGTCAAAGTAGTTGCTTCACTCACTACAAGCAGGTGAAGTTCCGCTCCATCCCCGGCAGCATTATAGAAAGCTGTCAGTTCCTTATAAAGGAAAGGGTTTGTCTTTTCGTCAATACTGTATTTCTTAAAATCAGCCGTAGAGGAAAGGACATATACTTTATTTAATTCCAGCTTTTCTGTCGCAGTACCAGTCAGGACAAGCCCTGCTATCCCGTCATCGGAAAGCGAGGCAACACCCAAATTGCCATTTCCTATGACTATGTTTACATTTGCTAAACTCATGTTGTTTCTTTTTTAATAGGTTTTTAATTCGCCATCTTTACAAGACCTTTGATGCAAAACCGCCAAATCATAATCATTTTCAAGAAAAACCATATTGTCACTTGTTACATGAAACTTAGAATTTCGCGGATAAGCCTTCCGGTATTGGGCTAAAAAAGCAGGTTCTTGCCCTTCTATACTTGTTTTTTCTTTTTTACCTTTTGCCATATTTCTTTTGCTATTACTATTATTGCCACTGTCAGTCCTCCCAAAACGTAATAAAACAGGTTATTCTTTACCCGTGTCCACCAAGACGGAGGCTTTTCTATCATTTTGTTCAGAGCTTTATTTTCACTTCTTAAATGTTCTATCTCATAATATAGGCTATCAACGAGAAGCATTAAAGAGTCACACTCAGAAGTAATAATTATTACGCTATCCTGCTTTTCTGCTTTCACGGTAGACCGCCCTTTTTGAGCAGTGTAAAGAGCCCCTGTAGGAAGGGCCTCCAGCTCAGACAGGGACAGGCGGAGGTCTGTACGGGAATAAGGAACGGTCAGAATCTCCGTCTTCTTCACAATCTTCTCCCTCACACTGTCCGTCAATACCAGCTTTTCTTTGGTGGTCTTTTTGGGTACGCTGCAACTCTGCATCAACAGGGCAAATACTAAAATAGCGGCATACATTGCGCTTTTCAATGGCACGTAGTACAAAGCCCATTTTTTGGTATAATTCTGCAATGTCATTTGATTGTCTTTCTAATGTGTCCAATAACTGTTTTTGTGAATCCATCCGGCGGTTAATGCGGCTGGCCAGCCATCCGACAACACCGCCAATGACAGGGGTCAACCACTGCATTAAATCCAGAAAGTCCATACTACTTACCGCTGTAAATTGCCCCTATGTATTTACCCCTGATAGGATATGCGGTAAAACGCTGCTGGTATCCCAACACATCCCCGCGTTGTTCCGGGTCCTTATATTTTGCAAAAACTTCCATATCGCCTGTTGCCCTCATGACTTCCGTGTCTGAATAAATAAGGGATGCCTGCGAATCATTTTCCCCAGTGGCCGAACCAAATGCCTTTTTCTGTTTGGTTGTTGTATCAAAATAGGGCAGGTTGTTGAAATTAAACAATGAAAAGCTGAATAACTTCTTAGAGTTCAAGACTTCTTTGTATAATTTGATATCTTCTGCCATCAGGTCCGCCAAGTGGATTGGATTAAGGACAGCGACAAGGCTGTTCATGTCAACATCCAACCTCCTGAATCGCATCTCCATTTGTAAGAAATCCTCGAATGAGGCTTTTTTTACCCCGCTTTTATTGATATCACCTTCAGTTGCGATGACAGGTGTAAAGTCCGAATCTTTAGCCGGACACCAGTTTGAAGCGGCAAAAGCAGACGTTTTCTTTATCAGCGCGTTGCGGTGCGAACGTATGACGCTTTCCATTTTATTGTACGAACTTTCTTTTTCTTCGATATTGCGCACGATTGTGTTTTCTGTGTCAAATGTATGCAATAACAATTCTTTTGGGATATCTGCCCGCTGCGCCGAAGGGACAGGATAATTATCCGTATCAATGAGCACTGCCGGGTCAATACCCGCTTCCGCCAAGTGTAATTTATTTGCTTCAACAAATTCGCTCATATCCACAGAGCGGTTAAGGAAAGAGGTATCAGGTACAAGCCCCTCTTTAATCATTGCAAGCCAAAGTTCTTTTTCAATTGCCATTTTTTATGTCTTTTAAATTATTGATTCTTAATTTTGTTGTAAGTTTCCGGGTCTTCATTTTGCAGTTTCTTCAGCCCGGGCATGTCTTCTTTCATCCATTGTAGTAATGTCCAATTTTCACGTCCGGAAGGAATGGCGGAAACCCCTAATGTTTGTTTTACCATTGCAGAAAGGCTTTTCTTGGCAGGGATGGCAGCGAGAGTCGTTTTTGCAACCTTAGGATTGGATAAGGCCAAAGAGATAAAATCTTCTTTCTGTGTTGCGTCAATACGCCCTTCTTTTATTGCCAGTTCGACAATATCTTCTGCTTCCTTTTTTTTCTGTTCTTCCGCTTCCTTTTTGTACTTGTCTAATTCAGCAGCGGAGTCGTCAGCCTTCTTCTTTAGTGAAACGATTGCGGAAGATAAAGCGGACGCATCCGCCCCTTCATTTAGCCCGAGTGCCACAAATGCTTCGGCTGTAAGTTTAATAATGTCCATTTCTTTTACTTTTAAATTTGTTGACTGGTTATCAATGGATAGGCGAATTATATTTTCAACGTGGCACTGAATTTTATCATCACTGACAAGGGCATGGTTTGAATCATATACTTTCAGGGTCAATGCTCCGGCATTGGATGGTACGCTGACAACTGAAACTTCAAACAGTTCCCATTCCGTCACGTATATTTCCATTTCATGGGTTACCGGATTTTCGCGCCATTCTGCTGCAAGGATTATGATACCGGGTGAAGCCCCGCGAAGATATCCCCTGTCTACTTTCCCTTTAATCTTTAATGCATATTCGTCGACTTCATCAAAATCCGGTTCTGCTATAAGGCATCTGTCTTCTGTATGAAGATTATCCCATTTTCCGATTAATTCTTTTAAATCGTGGTTATAAAGCATTACCGGGTTTTCTGTGAAACGGTCGAAACGGCCGCCAGCATTGAGCAGGTAAAAGCCGTGAGAGTTTTTTTTCGTTTCATCGTTTACTATAAAATTTGCCATTCCTTTGCTTTTTTTCAGGACAAATGTATCCGGCTTTTATTTTTGTAAAAAAGTAAGTTTCAAGGCATTACATATTTATTTTACATCCCTTTCAAATACTTCACTTTTGCAGAAAAAAAGACATGCAAAAGACACCTAAACATAAACTTTACGCTGTAGCGGAATCACTTTTCATAGAACATGGCATGAGTTGTACAAGCATATCGGAACAGCTTGAATTATCAGAAGTGACACTTTCCAAATGGCGTAATATGATGGACTGGGATAAACGCAGGGATGAAGTCTTGTCTTCCCCAGATAAAATCCGGCAAATACTCCGTGAAGAGCTAAAATCAATAGCAGAAGGGAACAAGCCAAAAGTAGATGCGGATGCACTTTCAAAAGTATCACGCACGCTACAATATTTTGAAGGAAAGGTAAGCCTTGCCGTTATCATATCCGTATTCAAAGAGTTTGACAACTATATGGCGGAATTAGACCCGGAAATGGCAGTCAAATTCACTGAATACCATAGGCTTTTCGTCAGCCACAGGGCACATTTGGATTCTTTAAAATAACAAGGCTATGGATATAGATAAAAAGTTTCAGAAGTTAATCAGCAATTATGACGAGCATTGCCGGAGGATAGCCCGTGCCACCGTCATCAACATAAATGAGAAACCGGCAGACAAAATCCAGCGTATGAGGAAACTGGAATCAGATTATATCACATGGTTCGAATATTATTTTCCTCAATATGCGGTCTGTAAAAGTGCATGGTTCCACAAGAGGTTTGCCGAAGATATAATTAACAACAATGAATTATACTATCTTCTTGAAATTTACCGCTCCGGGGCTAAATCTGTCCATGCGGATATGGGGGTTCCCCTTTATTTGATGTTTACCGGGCGAATGTCATATATGTTGTTAATTGGTGAGACAGAGAAAAAGGCACAAAAACTGTTGTCCGCACTGCAAGCACAACTGCAATACAACAAACGGCTTATTAATGATTATGGAAGCAAATTTAAAACCGGGGACTGGTCTGCGGGTGAGTTCCTAACTGTTGACGGGGTCAGGTTCATGGCAATGGGGTTCGGGCAAAATCCACGTGGGGTTCGTGAGGAAGAACGACGTCCGGATTATATAGTGGTTGATGATGTCGATAATAAAAGGCATGTGAATAATGACCGCTTGATGCGTGAAGGCGTTGAATGGATTTTTGAGGACCTGATGGGATGTTTCAATGAAACGGACGGGGCTACAAAACGATTTGTATATGCAAACAACAATTTCCACAAGAACTCTATAACCAACCGCCTTAAAACACAATTCAAAATATTGGCTGAAACAGCACGGAGGGAAGGTAAAAAGCCTAAATACAAGGTTCTCACCGTTACTGCTGTTAAAGACCTTAACACATTTGAACCCAACTGGCCGGAAAAAACCAGTGCGGAATATTGGAGGTCCAAATTTAATAATACCCCATACAGGTCTTTCATGCGTGAATACATGCATAAGCATATTGAAGACGGCAATGTTTTCCGCCTTGAGGACATGCAATGGAAAAAAATGCTTCCCCTTAACGAATATGACGCGCTTTGCTTTTATGGCGACCTCTCTTATAAAGCGGCAGCATGCCATAAAGGGATGATTCTTATAGGCAAGAAAGGAAGGGAGTTCCATATCATACATGTGTTTCTAAGGCAGGCTTCACGTATAACCATTGCCAGATGGCTGTATGACCTTTATGAAAATTCCGACCTGCCGAAGGCAAGGAAATGTAAATACTGGATAGAGGGGCTTTTCTCCATGGATGAGTTTGTGAATGATTTTGATACAGAGGGGGATGAGCGTGGGTATTACATACCTGTAAAAGCAGATAAACGCCCTAAGGATAACAAATATGACCGTATAGAAGCATCGCAATCCTTTTTTGAACGCCACAATGTGTATTTCAATATTGATGAAAAGGAATCAGCCGACCAAGTGGAACTGGTAGACCAGTATCTGGCATTTGAGAAGGGGTCAGATGCCCCGGTTGACGGGCCGGATGCAGCGGAAGGGGCGCTTTCAAAACTTAATACATTATCCCGTAAAGCAAAATCACAACACCGTTCTGCCCCAAGGGTAAGCCGGAAATACTAATTAATTACATAAACAACCAAATTATGAGAGAGATTAAATTTATTGCCGTACACTGTACAGCAACAACACAGACGACAACTGTTGAAAGCATTAAACGTTACTGGCGTGAAGATTTGAAATGGAAAAATCCCGGATACCACTATTTGATTAAACCGGGAGGTGAAATTATTGAATTATTCCCGGAAAGCAAAGTAAGCAATGGGGTTGCGGGATACAATTCATACACGGTAAACGTCTGTTACATTGGTGGTGTCAATGCACAGGGAAGGCCCGTAGACAATCGTACAAAAGCCCAGAAAGAGGCTATGTCTTTTTTACTTAAAGAACTGAAAAAACGATATCCACAAGCAGTCATTCAAGGACACCGCGATTTTCCGGGAGTAAAAAAGGCATGCCCGTGTTTTAACGCAAAACAAGAATATAAAAACCTGTAAGCCATGTTTATTGAAAAAGACGAGCTGACAACAGCTATTGCAGAATATACTTTAGGCAAGATTACTGCTGATGATATGGTTATCCGGCAGGCTATACTTGCCGCCATTCAGGAAGCGACAAGTTATCTGAATGGCAGGTATGATTGTACCGCCATTTTTAACGCAACCGGGGATAATCGTAATATACTGCTTCTTGAGCATTGTAAAAGTATTGCGGTCTGGTATATCATACGCATATCAAATGCGGATGTCGTTTTTGAAAAAGCCAAAATATACTATGAGTGTGCCATTGACTGGTTAAAACAAGTGGCAGGTGTTGGGGAAAGTGGCAAAAGCATAGCACCGGACCTCCCGTTAAAAACTGAAAATGGTACAGTAAAAACCCCTATGAGATGCGGCAGCAACCCCAAATTTTCACACTACTACTAAAATACCGTTTAAATACCGTTTAAATACGCATGTAATGAAAGATAAAGCGATAGTGAATAAAAGATATATCCCAAAAGGGAAATTACGTAATTTGGCTTTAAATAAGACCAAAGATAAAGTCTATGTACATAGGGATGGATATATATCAAAGATAATACCTAAATCCATCTCCCGTATAAGGGCAGATATTTCCACATGGCAAAATGCCCTGAAAGCGGCAGACAACATCGAAACCCCAAGAAGGGGCAGGTTATATAATCTATATGCGGACATCTTGCTTGATGCACATTTGACTTCACAAATAGAACTGCGGACACAACATGTACTTTCCATACCTTTCTGCTTCAAGAAAGATGATAAAATCATAGATATTGACATTACATCTTCCGTATGGGTGCAGGATCTTAACCGGATTATCCTTCAAACACCTTTTTTCGGCCACTCACTTGTGGAAATACTTGCGGGTGATGATATAAAGGTGGTACTTATTCCCCGGAACAATGTAGTACCGGAAAAGGGGATTCTATTACTCCGGGAGGATGATACAAAGGGTATTTTATACCGGGAACAAAAAGAGTATGGACGTTGGGTGATGGAGTTTGGTGGTAACAAAGATTATGGGTTACTTAACAAGGCTGTCCCACATGTCCTTTTTAAACGTTTCGCACAAAGTTGCTGGTCGGAACTTTGTGAAATCTATGCCATCCCTCCCCGGTTTATGAAAACAGATACCTCGGACCCTGAAATGTTGAACCGGGCAGAAGCCATGTTGCGGGACATGGGCTCTGCTGCCTATTTCATTATAGATACAACGGAAACTTTCGAGTTTGCCAAAGGAGCGGATACAAACGGGGATGTATACAGTAACCTGATTACATTATGCCGGGATGAACTTTCTATGCTTGTCAACGGGGTGGTTGTCGGACAGGATACCAAAAACGGGAACCGTAGTAAAGAAGAAAGCAGCATAAAATTGCTTGATAAAATAATACTGTCGGATAAACGGCTGTTGGAAAATGCATGGAACAGCACTGTTATTCCGGCACTGGTTAAAATCGGAATATTGCCGGACGGGGTGAGGTTTGAGTTACAACAGGAAGAAGACATTGAAAAATTGTGGAAAATGACATGTGAAGCCATGCCATACATGGATGTCAATCCGGAATGGATAAAGGAGAAATTCGGGGTGGATGTATTGGGCCAAAAAAGTATGGCTGCCTCAAAAGAGCTTGTAGTTGACACTTCCAGTTTTTTCGATTAAGCCCCACGGGGATTGGTGGGGCTGTCATTAGGATGTATGCTTTATACGGATGCGAGTTACTTTCTGAAAACTCATCAGGTAATACGGATTATTTGATTGAACCCTATTTAAAACAAATTTATGAAGGGACATACGAAGACGGGCAACTTGTTCCTGAAATATATTTCCATAATGTTTTTAGCCTTCTTTCTGCCATTTGTGAAGGTTTTGGAAAGGATATATTCAGTCCGGACTGGAACATTAAAGACAATGCCTTGCTATCCCGGTTACAAAACAACATATTCCAATTTTCCGGGGCAAAAACGTATGCGGAACTGGTTGAATTAAGGGATGCTGTTTATGAAGGGGGGAAATTATTGCCTTATCCTGATTTTCGCCGGAGGGCTTTAAAAATAAATGCTACTTACAATGAAACATATTTGAAGGTAGAAAGGGCACAGGTAATTGCAGGGGCGACACAGGCCAGTCGGTGGATTGACATACAGGAAGGCTCAGATACCCACCCCTACCTTGAATATGTGACTGCTGATGACAAACGGGTAAGGGAAAACCATCGGAAACTTCATGGCCTGATATTTCCTGTTGATGATGTGTTCTGGCAACAGTTTTATCCCCCGAATGGTTGGGGGTGCAGATGCTCAACAAGAAGGAGGACATTCAGGGAATACCAGCACGCCTTAGAGCAATACAGAGGCAAGCATAAAACAGATATGCCCGGTTCGGAAGACGCGATAAAGACCGCCGGAAAGGAAGTGGCAAAACCTTTCCGGCATAATGTCGGTACAGGAAGTATATTCCAAAAGGACGGCCACCCATATTTTAAGGCAAATGAAGCAGCAAAAGAAGGGCAACTTTCTGCGGTTAAGAATTATGGCATGAAACCTGTAAAAAAAATATATGAGTATGAAAAACGTTTGTCCCGATATTCCAATGAAATAAAAAGCAAAGAAGATTACAATATCTATTGGGAGATGCTTGAATCCCGGTATGGAAAAATCGGGGAAGGATTTACCCTTATTGATAAAGAAAGGAAAATAAGGGCTCAATTTGATAATTCTTTAAAAAAGAAACTGCTCGATAGAGGACGTGAAAAATTCTTTGATGAAGTGACAGAGGTGTTTTTCAGGCCGGATGAAATATGGGGGACATTACAAAGTAGTTCCAAATTCGGGAAAGAGGCTTTTGATATTTACATAAAATATTACACGGATGGCCCACTTATAATATTGATAAATGAAGAAGGGCGTGTGGACAGCTTTTATAAATGGGAAAAAGAACTTTCCCAATTTGAAAAATTCAGAAGCGGGTTATTAAAGAAAAAAGTAACATAGCCTTATGGTGCACCCAACGTTGTTCAGACGTAGCGTTTTCCGGCTATGTTACTCTTTACACTGACAAATATATAAAATAAATCAATTCGTTAAATAATGGAGGTTATAAATTTAACAAAGGATATCAAACAAAAAATTTCCCAAATAAAAGGGATACAGGATAAAGCCCCGAAAATGTTGGCGGCAGCAGCAGAAAAAATGAAAGATGCAAATTTCTCTGCCGAAGGGTTTGTCATTGGCGGTACCCCGCGCCCCAAATGGAAAAAAAGGAAAAAGGAAACAGGTACGTCGGAAGGGAAACGTATCCTGCATGGGCGCGGTACATTACAAAACAGCGTAAAGACAAAAGCACTGTCCAAATTTGTAAAAGTAGGCGTTGATTTGAATAAAGTGCCTTATGCCGCTTTACATAATGAAGGGGGGCGGGTCATGCAGAATGTACGTCCGCACCACCGCCAGCTAAAGAACGGAAAAAGGCAGCAGGTTAAAGGATTTATGAGACGTATTAATATGCCACAAAGAAAATTTTTAGGGTATTCACCCGATACACTTAAAATTTTCACAAAAGAACTGGATGCTGCTTTTAATAAAATCAAATAACCTTTTAAATGGTATTTAAACATGATACAAAATATACTCGAAGACCTGATTGAAAAAATCAATAAAGTCAGCGGCCTTAGATATTGCGGGGAAGATTGGGGGCAATTGAATTTTGAACAGCCCCCTGTGGACTTTCCGTGCGCACTGGTAGATATAATGGATGCAGGCTACACATCACAGAGCAAAGGGGTACAGACAGCAGAAATAACAATCAGTGTTACCGTAGCTGATATCCGTTACAATGGCATTACGGCAAATCTTCCTGCTCGGCAGGCTGAACAGGAATTTTCCATATTTACTCTTATAGAAAATGTGAATAGACAAATACACGGGCATGGAGGGGTAAGTTATAACCGTCTCTCCAGAGCATCAATGAAAAAAATACTCCGGGAAGATTCGATAAGGGAATTTTTAATAACTTACAAAACAAGCTATACAGACAGTACGGCAAAGGAACTGTCACAAGAAGCAAGTGATGCCAAACCACGTATTAAAATAAAAGCGGCAGAATAAACTGCCGCTAAAAAAGTGAGAGTTGTAATGTTTTGCCCGGTGGTTCTTCTTTAGGTTCCTCTGCCTTCAGATAATTCAGATAGGACCTATAACAAATGCCAAAGCGGTCACGGATATGTTTTTTCCAAACCTGCTTATAACATTTTGACTGGTTCTCCGGTTCGTAATAGAGTTTTGTAATCTCTTTAATTAAACGGGCACGCAGATAATATCCTTTTTTATTGTATGACATATGATAGAAAAATTTGGTTCCCTATCATAAATAATTCTCTTTTGTTTTTAAGAAAAAGATGAAATGATACAACATCTGTTATTTTATAAAATACTGTTTATCTGTAATTAATGAGTAAAAACAAATATATTTATTGATAATTCTCGTCTATCTTAAATGTTGAAAAAATAACCATCAAATTTTGTTAATTATACATATCTTTGCAAGATAACTAATATATATACACCTATGGCAGCAAGAACAGTAGAAAGCTTCATAAAAGGTGAGCTTAAAAATTTGAACCCCCAATTAAGGAAACTCATAGAAACTCGCAAGCTTATAGTTTACAACCGTACATATTGGGAAGCATTAGAAAAGTTGGCAGAAGAATATGGTGGAGTCCTTTCTGTTAGGATTAATCCTCTTGATGAAACACAAAGAGGCAATCCATTGTTTTCACCTGAAATAGTTTGGATTGAAGATATTAAAGATTATGAAAAGGGACAGCCGTTATTAGGAAAATATACTCACGAAGAGGCAAGAATAGTAGTTGCGAATGTTCTACTATGCCGATTAAGAAACCTTTCATTAGAAAAAATACAAGATTGAAATACAATCTAATGAAAACGGACACTGCTCACATAGTAGTGTCCGCTTTGGTTTCTCACCATTTCTTAGTTATACGTTAATTCCTTGTTTCCTGTAATACTGAGCAATCTTTTCTTTTTGCTCAATGATTTTTAGCTCAATTTTAGCGATACGGTTTGCCATTCTTTCTCGCTTGGCTTCAAGCTCTTCCAACTTTGCAGCCTGTTTCACTATTAATCTCATACTTTAGCTCCTTTCTTATTTTTACTGGTTTAGCTTGATATATTTTTCTGCACACAATTTCATTCGGGCTATGTCGCGAAGAAATGCCGTAACCTTCTCTTCAATATATCCCTTGTTGAACAGGAGGAACCGTTCATCAAGTATTCCATTCATATTCCAGTAGTCTATTTTTTCAACTACATCATTATTATCATATACTCTAATTTCGATACAGTTTCCTGACATGCCCATTTCAAATTCAATTGAGTATTTAGGGTGTGAAACCATATCAAAATTTGCAGCAGCTAAAATTCCAGCCAATTCTGAAACAGCCGTCATCATTCTTTTGCGTTGCTGTTTTATCCACTCTGCGTTCTTTTCCGTTATTGTCATAGATTCACTTCTTGTTAAATTAAAGGGCACGTCTCCGAAGAGAAGTATAAATTGTCACATTTAAATCTTTATCGTCAAAAATGGAGAACGCGCCCGGATTATTACTATTTTTGTTATGTCACATTTAAAATTTTAATATTATGCAACAAAGAATTTTAACTTTCTCTAGGCGTTTCAGCGCCATTGATTCATATGGAATGAACTTAGATGATGTAACCAAGCAATTGAATGAAAATGGGTGGAATGTTAAACAAATAGTTTCCACAACATTTAACCATCAAATTGGAAAAGACGGACAGCCTTATCCTGTGTTTGTTATATCATTGCTTGTAGAGAAAGACTAAAGAGTATATTTAACTTTTTGTTTTTCTTTGCATATTTTCCATTGTCGGAATTCTTTCAGTTCCGACAATGCTTCATCTGATCCATTTACAAAAGCATAAACCAATTGAATTTCATCTAACGTAAAACCTGTTTGTCTTACCAATTCCGGCTATAATTTCTTGTCTTTTTTATTTTTAAACATATTTCGCTCATTTCTTTATAATTCTAACTATTCTTTAATGTCTGATTGTTCCTGTTCTACAGGATAATAACTTTCTTCCCCACATTTAGGGCAGAAATGATATGTCCAGTAATATTCTGGATCATACTTTTTAACTCGTTCTGACCAAGCATGAATATATCCACACTCTGAACATTCCACCATTTTATTATCTTCGTTCATGATTCAATTATTTTTAAATTAGAATGGCAAATCATCTTTATCCTTGTATTTAGCAAGGAACTCATTAGCCTCCCGAACCTGTCTACCTGTGTAGTTGTCTGGGTCGGAAGCAATACGCAAACAGTTCTCATACTCATGTATGTTGGCTGATATTAAATCTTTACTCTCTACAAACTGTTTTGCTTTTTCGAGTACGTCAGCCGCTTTTTCACCTTCTTCTATCTCTAACTCAATTCCTACTACCTCATTTTGATAATTGCCGAG